TCTGGACGCCTTCGTGATGGTTCCTGCAACGCCACGACAGGTATGGGCTGGCAGCGAGACCTTGTTCTTGAAGTTTAAGAACGAAGCCGAAGCTAAAAAGGCACTGGCAGATTATTGGATTGATCCAGTAGCATTGGAACCACAGTAATGGCACTGAGCGGCACATATAACTTCAATCCATCGCTCGGTGAGATCACCCTGTATGCCTACAATCTTTGTGGCATCAGGGGGACGGCCTTGCTGCAAGAGCACATGGAAAGCGCCCGCATGGCCGCTAACATGATGCTTGGGCGGTGGAGCAGTGAAGGTGTGAACCTATGGACCGTGGATAAACAATCAATCCCCCTGATTGCCGGTCAGGCTAGCTATACGGTTCCAAGCAATACTATTGTGATGCTTGATACCTATGTAGTCACCACAGACGGCGGCATGGCCACAAACCGCCTAATCCTGCCGATCAGCCGCACAGAATACGCAAGCTACCCCAACCCGCAATCTGAAGGCTTTCCGACCACGTTTTGGTTTGACCGCCTTCTGTCGCCTACCGTAACCTTATGGCCCGTTCCAGATGGCACCCAGACCAGCTTGGATTATTATCGGGTTCGCCAAATCCAAGATTCAAACTTCACTGACGGCCAACAGGTCGAGATGCCTTATTATTTCTTGGAGGCTTTCGCCTATGGTTTGGCGCAGCGTCTTGCTCTGATCTGGGCTCCAGAAAAAGTCCAGCTTCTGAAACCATTGGCCGACGAATCATATCAGATCGCTGCCTCTCAAAACATTGAGACTGCAAACACATATATCTCGCCAATGATTTCAGGGTATTTTAGGCCCTAGCCGTGACTGGCTCGGTATTTTATATATACGAGCATTGGAGACCGGATACTAATCGCTGCTTTTATGTTGGCAAAGGCAAGAACAGACGCGCTTGGAAAATTAGTGGAAGAAAAAATTCCCACCATAAAAACATTGTTGCAAAGCTTGCCTCTTTAAATTTGTCTGTAGAGGTAAAGATTGTTTTAAGTAATCTTTCTGAGAAAGATGCTTATGATGCTGAAGTCTCAAGGATTGCCATTTACGGTGTTGATAACTTATCAAACATGACGCTTGGCGGGGAGGGGATGAAAAACCCGTCCCTAGAGGCCCGTGAGCGGATGTCGATTGCTCAAAAAAAGCGGTTCAAGGATAATCCAGAAGAAATAGAAAAGATGTCAAGGCAAAGAAAAGGCAGGGTGGCATCTGAGGAGACCAAAAGAAAAATATCTAAAAGCCTATCGGGAAAAAAATACACAGCCGAAACAAAACGTAAAATGAAGATAGCATCAAAGATAAGGGGCGTTTCTGAGGTTACCAGAAAGGCTCACAAAAAAGCCCTCACCGGAAGAAAACGCCCCCCATTTACCCAAGAGACTATCATAAAAATGAAAATTGCGGCAAAAGAGCGTGAAGCGCAAAAACGCGCAAACAAGGTTAGGCCATAGCCATGGCATATGCATCTCAAGCTGGCTTTGCCAGAACAAACGCAAGGAGCCCAGAAGCCCATGCTATTTGCGATAGGTGCGGTTTTCGGTTTAATTTTGTCGATCTTCAGTGGCAATACGACTGGAGAGGCGCAGCCCTCCAAAACCTTCGGATCTTGGTTTGCCAACCTTGTACGGATACGCCGCAAGAGCAATTAAGGGCCATTGTGGTTCCTGCGGATCCGACACCCATCATCAATGCCCGCGTTGAAGACTTCTCAGTCGCCGAGACTGATTATCGTGCCGTGTCTGGCCCATCCACAATTGACCCAATTACAGGCCTGTCTGTACGCACGCCTGTGTTCCGCGCAACGGAAGATGGCCAGAGCCGCAGCACCCAGCCTATTGGTGCCCCTGTGGGGCTCTCACAGAATGCTGTGATGCCCTTGGTCAATAATGTGACATATGGGGCCCTAATCAATGCCTTGTCCGTTACGGGCAATGGCACGGCAATTGTGAGCGTAACCTGCTCTTCTGCTCATGGCCTTTCAACCAATGACCAAATATCGGTTGAAGGTTTGGCTAACAATAACGCTGATGGTTTTTATAGTGTGACCGTCACAACAGCGATGGCCTTCACCTATCAGACTAATGTTGCTATTACGGCTGGGGCATTGCTGACAGGAACATCAAGGATTATTACTGTCTTGGTCGGCCTGCCTTACAACTATGTGCAAATCCCGCTGACAGGGGCCCTGAAATGACGGCTGTAACCATACCTAATCTTCCTGTGGCCATTGCCCTTAGCGGCACTGAGCAAATGGAGGCTGTGCAGGGCGGCGTCTCTTCGCGGATCACCACATCTCAAATTGCCAATCTTGCAGTCGGTGGCGCTTATCCTGCTGCTGGCATTGCCTATTCCACCGGCACGGCTTGGGGCACATCGTATACCACCAGCGGAACAGGGACGGCCTTGGTCCTTACTGCGGGGGCAACTATCGGCACAGCCACCATTACAGCCTCATCTATCAATAGCACCCCCATAGGGGCCTCTGCGAGATCCACAGGCGCGTTTACAGACCTAACCCTTACCAATGCCCTCCCGACCATTAGCGGCGGTACAGGCGTCTCTACAGCGGCTAATGGCCAGCTTTTGATAGGTAATGGCACGGGCTTTACCCTTAGCACTTTGACGCAGGGGTCTGGGATCACAATCACCAATGCGTCTGGTGCAATCACTATTGCCGCCACCGGATCTGCTGGCGTTACAACCTTTAGCGCTGGCACGACTGGCTTTACCCCCAACACCGCAACAAGCGGCGCAGTCACGCTTGCTGGAACACTTGGTGTTGCCAATGGCGGTACGGGCGTAACCGTATCATCTGGTGCAAATTCGGTTGTTCTTCGGGATGCAAATCAAAATATATCCGTAAACAATGTTTATTCTGGATATTCCAACACAGCAGCCGCAGGTACAACCACTACGCTAACAGCGGCATCAGCGTTTAGCTATAATGTTAGCGGTTCTGGTGGGCAAACATTCAAATTGCCTGATGCCACAACTTTGCCTGTTGGTGCAGTCTATACATTTAACAACAATCAAAGTTCAGGGACAATTGTTGTCCAAAACAATAGCTCTACTACAATCACTACTTTGCAATCAGGTGCTATTGTATATGTAATTTTGCTAACCAACTCTATAGCGGCAGGAACATGGGACACCCATTATGGGTTACCTTCTGCCGTTTCATGGTCAACTAATACTTTGACATGGACTGGTACTATCGCTAGCGGCACAACATGGAATGGTGTTGCAATTGGTCTTCTATATGGCGGCACGGGCGCTACCACCGCAGCAGGGGCCAGAACAAACTTAGGCTTGGGAACCATATCCACTCAAGATGCGTCTGCCGTGGCTATCACAGGCGGCACGGTTAGTGGAACTCGCATCAATCCGCGCATTGGTACGGTTGCATCAGCAGCCACCATTACGCCAACAGGCGATACGGCAGATCAGTACAATGTCACTGCTCTTGCGGTTCCAGCAACCATCGCAGCCCCAAGCGGTACACCTGTGGATGGCCAAAAGTTAACGCTTAGGATTAAAGACAATGGTACGGCCCGTGCCTTAACATGGACAACATCATCTGGTGGATACAGAATAATTGGAACCACCCTTCCAACCACCACTGTAATTTCCAAAACTGTTTATGTTGGCTGCGTTTATAATGCTGCTGATGTGTTTTGGGATGTTGTTGCCATAGCTCAACAGGCTTAATTATGGATAATCAAGTCTCAACAAGGTGTGCTGTATGCCAGCTTATTAATGGCCTAGTGATCAATATCATTATGGCATTGCCATCTGATCCTGCTCAAGATGGCTGTCAGCTTATTGAGGTTATGGCTGGGCAGGACTGCGATATTGGTTGGTTCTGGGATGGCAAATGGTTCATCCCCGCAGTGAGTGAGGCTGTCTGATGGCTAGCGTAACATTAGTCATAACTAGCGGCACAAGCTTTACTGTTCCAAGTGATTTTGACCCAACCAACAACACCGTAATTTGTGTTGGTGGGGGCGGCGGGGGGGCGCGAGGAAATACAGGCGGTGGCGCTAATAGCGGTGGCGGCGGTGGCGGCGGCGGCTATTCCGCAACGCCAAACTTAACCCTTACGCCCGGTGCTTCTGTATTTATTTCCATTGGTGCTGCTGGTACAGGCGGCACAACAGTCGGTGGCGCAAACGGTACTGCTGGCGGAGACACATGGCTTAACTGGAATACCTCAACACTAACATCGGCTAACACAAACCCAACCACAGCGGCCCCAAATGGTGTTCGCGGCAATGGCGGTAAGCAAGGAAGCTCAAACGGAAATTTCGGCGCAGGTGGCAGCCTAACCAATGCCGTTGGAACCACAACAAATGCTGGAGGCGCTGGCGGTACGAGCACCGGAGTGTTTGGCGGCGGTGGTGGCGGATCTGCGGGAAGCTCTTTGGGCACAGGCACGGTTGGCGCAAATGCCGCTGCATTAGCTAGCTCTGGCGGCGGGGGCGGTGGTGGTGTTGGCGGCGCGGGCAATGCCGCTACAGCCGCAGCCAATAGTAATGGCGGCGCGGGTGGTCTTACGTTTGCTGGGGCCGCTGGCGGCGCTGGCGGTACAGGCAGTGCCACTGTTCCCACGGCGGGAACGGCAGGCACGGCAGGTGGCGGCGGTGGTGGTGGCGGCGGCACAAACGGATCGGCCATTACTGCCGGTGCGGGCGCTGCTGGTGGCGCAGGTACACAATATACTGTAACCGCTGGCGGTACAGCGGGACCGGGCGGTGGCGGCGGTGGCGGCGGTGGCGGTGCAGCAACTAGCACAAATGGCGGCGCTGGCGGCGCTGGCGGCCTTTATGGCGCGGGCGGCGCGGGCGGCGGATCAGCAGGATCAGCACTTAGCAATGTTGGCGGCGATGCTGCTCAAGGTGCAATCATCATAACTTACAACTCCACGGCAACGGCATCGTTCTTCTTAATGTTCTAGGGGATGGTATAGAAATTAATGCCAATGTTTGGTATTAGCCAATAAGGCTTCAGTGAGGGGCGCGTCTAATGTCTACTGCCAATACAATGCCCCTGACATACAATGCGTATGTTACGCAGATTGCCACCTTGGCTATCGTGAACACTAATACTGTAAATAATATTGTTGTTGGCGTAGATGACGCCTTTAACGCCATTATTCCGCAGATGATAAACTATGCCGAGCTTAGGATTCAGCGCGATCTGGATCTTCTACCAGCCGAAACCAGCAATACATCCTATGCCCTGACCCCAAGCAGCAATCTGCTTCAAGTATCGGCCAATGACTTTGTCACTATTCAAACGGTCAGCGTCACATCTGGAACAAGCATTGTTCCGCTGATCCCAACCACAAAAGAATTTTTGCAGAATGTTTATAATAATTCTGCGTCCACCGGCACACCGGTCTATTTCGCTATGTATGGCGGCGATGCGGCAACTGGCGGCACCACCTATAACAATATCGTTGTTGGGCCATACCCAGATGCCGCATACCCAGTCGTTCTGACCGGCACCACCCGCACACCATCCTTGGCTCAAGCCGCCACCACGGCCTATGCGGGCATCACCACGACCTTTATCAGCACATACCTGCAAGATCTCTTTATCATGGCCAGCATGGTTTATATCAGCGCCTATCAGCGCAATTTTGGCCGCATGAGCGATGATCCAAATATGGCCCAAAGCTATGAGGGCCAGTATCAGGCCCTAATGCATGGCGCATTGCAGGAAGAATATCGTAAGAAGTTTGAAGCTTCGGCATGGTCTTCCAAGTCTGCATCGCCCGTGGCCACGCCAACAAGGTAATAGCCCATGCCCCATGCGTCCCTAAAGCTTAAGCCCGGCGTTGACCAAAACGAGACCCCAGCCCTAAACGAGGCTGGCATTTCGCAGACACAACTTGTGCGCTTTATCTACGACCGCAATGGCATTGGCTTGGTTCAAAAGCTTGGTGGGTGGGCGAAATTTATTTCAACCCAAACCTCTGGGATTGCCCGCGCTCTTTTGGCTTGGGCAGATACCAACTCAAAAAATCATCTTGCTATTGGGACTGCCTTGGATCCCGTAAGCCTTACAACGTCTAGGTTAAGCGTAATTACTGATGGTAATCAGATAACAATTACCCCACAAGAAACCACTGACAATGTTGCAGTTTCAGCAACAACCACTGTTGGCAGCAGCTATGTAACTATTACAGATGCCACTACCGCAGGAATTACAGATTATGATGCCGTCTATATTCAAACCCACATTAGCGTTGGCGGGTTAATACTGTTTGGTCTTTATCCAACGGGAACCTTTGGGGCAAACGAGTATAAAATATATGTAACTGATATTCTGGGTGAGCCCGTTTTGGCCACATCAGCGGTCACTAATGGTGGTGCTGTAGCCTCATTTACTACTACAAACGCATCAAGTGTAATCACTGTAACCTTAAATAATCATGGATATACAGCAGGAAGCACATACCCAATTCTTGTCACAACCACAATTGCTGGCATCACCCTTTATGGCAATTACATTGTAACAACTGTTCCAACTGCAAATACTTTTACCATAAATGCCAATGCAACAGCAAGTTCAGGCACAACTGTATCTATAAACGGCGGTCTCGCTAGATATACATACAATTTTGGTGTTGGTGCTCTTCCATCTGGATCGGGCTTTGGTTCTGGCGCATATGGCTCTGGTGGCTTTGGTACGGGCACTGGCGTTACCCCATCTCTTGGAACAGCAATTACAGCAACGGATTGGACCCTAGACAATTGGGGCGAAATCCTTTTGGCATGCCCTATAACTGATAATGACTTTCAGCCCATCTATCAGTGGAGCCCGCTTGGCACTAGCTGGGCAACCATTATCCCAGAAGCGCCGCCAGTTAATGATGGCATCTTTGTGGCCATGCCTCAAAGGCAGATAGTGGCATGGGGAAGCAGCTTTACCGGCATTCCAGATCCGCTGTTGCTTCGCTGGTGCGATGTCAATAATTTTTATTCTTGGATTGGAACTGTAATTAATCAGGCGGGGTCTTTCAGGATCCCGCGTGGCTCTAAAATTGTCGGCTGCATTCAGGGGCCTCAACAGGGCCTGATTTGGACTGACCTTGGCGTCTGGTCGATGCAGTATATTGGCCCTCCTTATATCTACTCCATCAATGAGATCGGCACGGGGTGCGGCCTGATAGCCCGTAAGGCCGCAGCAGCCATTAATGGCACAGTCTTTTGGATGGGTGCGTCATCTTTCTTCGCCCTGTCTGGGTCTGGCGTGACGCCTGTGCCATGCCCTGCTTGGGACATAATCTTCCAAGACCTAGATCAAGATAACCTTAATAAGATCAGGGTCGCTGTTAATTCGCGGTTTGGTGAGATCACATGGTGGTATCCAACCATGAGTTCTGGCGGCGAAATCAATGCCTATGTCAAATATAACGTCAATATGAACCAATGGGATTATGGCGTTAATGGCACGGCTAGTAATGGCTTAAATACTAATGTCAGCCGCTCGGCTTGGATTGATCAGTCTGTTTTGGGCCCACCTATCGGTGCGGATCCAAACACCCGATATATTTACCAGCATGAATCCTCGACCGATGCTGATGATCAGGCAATGATTACAAGCTTCAGAACGGGCTATTTTGCTACAAATGAAGCCGATGAAAAGTCTTTTGTGGATGAGGTTTGGCCGGACATGAAGTGGGGCTATTTTAATGGTAGTCAAAATGCGACCATTAATCTGACCTTTTATGCTGCCGATTTTGCGGGGCAAACGCCTACGGCATATGGACCCTTCGCGCTAAACCAAAACACCACATGGGTGAACCCACGCATTAGGGCACGATTGCTGGCCATTCAGTTATCTAGTAGTGATGTTGGAAGCTTTTGGCGCATAGGTAATATGCGATACAGAGTTCAATCAGACGGGAAATACTAATGACCGCATCAGCAAGTGATCTGCTCACTACACAGAAAAATAACGTGGTCGCAATTAACGCCGTGGCTGGGTTTTTGCAGACGCTATATAATAACATCCCGACAGCCCAGCTATCCCAATCTGCGGCAACCACAAGCGCTAGCAAGCTGTATACTGCCAACAGCAAGGTCGCCGCACATATAAACACAATATGCGTATGTAACACGGCTGGTGCCGCTGCCACCTTTTCTATTTTTATTGTACCAAGTGGCGGTACAGCGGGCGCAGGCAATGCTATATTTTATTCTAGCGCTATTGCCGCCAATACGACATTTACATCAAACGTAATTTTTATTGTTCCGGCTGGTGGCACTATTTGGGCTTCAGCATCAGCAACAACTGTAACCTTCACTTTTGCTGGCGGTGCCTCAATATGATCGTCGCCCTGATCTCTAACACCGCGTCATAAGGGAAAGACCATGCCGCTATCCAAGGGTAAGTCCCAAAAGACCATCAGCAAGAACATATCCGAAATGATCTCGGCGGGTCACCCACGCGATCAGGCCATTGCGGCTGCACTGAGCACGGCTCGGTCGGTGAGTAAGGCTGATGGTGGCAGTCTCAGCGAACACGCATGGGGCGCACCAGAGCCCGCAACAGACCACATCCATGAGGGCCCGATCCATAGCCCTGTGGCCGGTCGCACCGATCACCTGCCCATGCATGTGGCAAGCGGATCCTATGTGATCCCAGCCGACATCATCAGCGCTATGGGTGAGGGCAATACTATGGCTGGGTTCAAGCAGATGCGCCGGATGTTTGGTGGAACGCCCTACGGAGCCTCTGGAGAGCCATACGCGGGCAAGGACAGCCTGTATGACCAAGGACCGTCAGACACCCCCTATGACCCTTCTGGGACACCTTATGCGCCAACTAAAGCTGCTGGTGGCAAGGCTACAGTGCCAACGGGCAACCCATATGGGGATAATGGCGGCTTATATGGGGCAAATGCATCTGCATCCCCATATGGGGATAATAGCACCCCGTATTCAACTAAGGCCCGTGGTGGCCCGACCAATACGGTGCCGATTGTTGCTGCCGGGGGTGAATATGTTTTATCGCCAAAGCAGGTTATGGATGCGGGCGGCGGTGATCTCGATATGGGACACCGTGTATTAGATGAATTTGTTAAACGCATGCGAAACAAAACTATCAAAACACTTAAGGCTCTACCGCCCCCAAAAAAAGATTAGGGTCGAGAAAATTCCCCATGCAGCTCTTTAGCCTTAATAGAATAAGCCCTATGGGCCTCTTCCGGCGTTGCAAAGCAGCCAAGATAAATAACTTTTTTTTGAAAGGTTATTTGCGCTTGGTATGGATTTTTCTTAAGCCAATGCTTAAAGCTGACCCCTTTAAAGCCATTTTTATTGGAATTAGAACTATTGGCTCTATTCTGACTATTTGTGGCTTGTCTAAGATTTTCAATTCTATTATTAGTTTTATCTCTATCAATATGGTCTATTTGGTCGGCAGGCCAAAATTTAGTTTCATAAAACCAAGCAAGCCTATGGGCGGCATAATGCTTCCCGTAAATTTCAATATTGATATACCCCCTGTGATGCACACTTCCAGCCTTCATCCCTACTCTTATTTTAGGTCTAGGCTCTTTCCAATAAAACACGCCGGTGCCTTTATCGTAAGAAAGAATGCGAATTAGCTCATCATGATGTATGTTTTCCATAAACAAAGTATACACTATCTTGCATGGCCAAAGAAGGATTAAATATGACTGATAAAAGCGATGACCTTCAAATTCGTTTGGCTATTCCAAGCGATGTGCATGAGATTATGGATCTTGCCCTTATGGGCTGCGAAGAAGCTGGCATTACAAACCCAAACCCTGAGAAGCTTCTTCAGGACATTTGGCCAGCCGTGAACCTTGATCGAGGCCTTGTCGGCGTCATTGGTGTCCCCGGTAAAATGATTGAAGGTGCCGTTCTTCTTCGCATTGGCGCTAAATGGTATTCAGATGATTTAACAATTGAAGAGAAGGCAATCTTCATTCATCCTGATTATCGTAATGCAAAGGGCGGAAGAGCCAGAAGATTGTGCGAATTTAGTCAAAAGACTGCGGATGATCTTGGGCTTCCATTGCTTATAGGCGTATTATCGGATATTCGGACAGAGGCCAAAATACGCATGTATGAGCGTCAGTTTGGTAAACAGACCGGTGCTTATTGGGTTTACACTCCAAAACCCAAAGAAGCCTTGGGGAATGAGGTACTAGATGAGCGGCAATAAATCCTCAACTTCGACCGTCACCATTCCTCCAGAGGTTTTGGCGCGATATAACGCGACTTGGGACAGGGCGTCTGCGGCTGCATCCACGCCTTATCAACGCTATTCAAATAATGTTACTGACTTTGTTGCGCCCCTCACAGCAAGTCAAAATGCTGGTATTGCCGGTGCAAATCAGTATGCCACTGCTGCACAGCCATATTATGCAGAGGCTACAGATATTCTTCATAATACAAGGGGTGACGTTACTCCTTATTATGGCAACGCTACTGACTATGCTGCAAAAAGCGGTCAAGATGTAAATGCCGGTGGCTTGGATGTTAATAAATACCTTAACCCATATTTGAATTACAGCTTAGGCGCTACATCGGCCCTTTTGAATCAAAATAACCAGCAGGCTATGGCTGGCCAGCTTGGCAACGCCATTTCGCAGGGTGCTTTTGGTGGTGACCGCGCAGGGATTGCAGCGGCAAACCTTAACCAACAACAGCAAATGGCAAATGCTAAAATCTATTCTGACATCCTTAGCAGTGGCTACAACACCGCTATGGGTGTTGCACAGCAGCAACAGGGGCAAACCCTATCTGCTGATCAAGCTAACCGTGCTGCGGCTCTAGCAGCCTCACAGCAGTATCAGGGCCTTGGCAAGGATATCTATGGCATGGATACGGGCATGGCCCGTCAGATCGCTGAGACAGGTCAGGGCGCTCAAGATGCCGGTCTTGCCGGTGCTCAGGCCCAGCTTGCCGCCGGTCAGGTTCAACAGACCACCGAACAAGCCGGTCTGGATGCCCTACGCAATCAGTTCATGCAGGAACAGGGTTATCCGTTCCAAGTTGCCGACTTTATGGCAAACCAAGCCGCAGCGCTTGGCCCGCTATACGGCACGACTACGACCAGCAGATCCAAGTCTGACATGCGGCTGAAGGAAAACATCAAAGAAGTCGGTAAGACTTTTGATGGCCAGCCGATCTATAGCTATAATTTTAAGGGCCACCCGCAGACCCAGATCGGCCTGATGGCTCAAGAAGTTGAGCAGCATCACCCGCATGCGGTCTCTAATGATCGCGATGGCTATAAGTCCGTGGATTATGCCGAGGCGACTGATCATGCTGCCAAGCGTGGTCACTTTGCCACTGGCGGCGTGATCCCATCCAGCCAAGGTGGACCTGTTGATTACAGCAATGCCGGTCAGGGCTTTGCTGCCGGTGGTGCCCCCGGCGGTTTTGATGCCGCCATGATGCAGCGGATCCTTGACCAAGCCAAGGCCATGTATGGGCCTGTTGCTGGCGGATTGTCAGGCAATCCTACGGCTGGCCATATGTATGGCTATACTCCGCATGCAATCCAACCTAGCCAACAGTTGAAAGCTACCGAAGGCCCCGCTGAAGGCCCATCCACCGAAGATGTTATCAATAAGTACGGTGACATGGGTGTTAATGCGGCCCAAGGCGCTGATAAGGTCCGCGATATCTATAAGAAATGGAAGGGCCCAGATGGCGGCGTTGCGCCTCCCACTGAAGTGCCCGCTGCGCCTACGCCAGATGCTGGTGATGCAGGAGTTGTTGCTGCCCCCACCCCCAATACTCCCCCTGCCCCCGGTGCGCCCCCAGCACACCAACCTAATATTTTCGACAAAGGAATGCATGTTGTCGGAGACACGGCCAAAAATTTTGTGGATTGGGGTAAGCATCTCATTGGTTTTGCTGATGGTGGCTTTGCGGACATAGCTGCAAACCAAAAAGATATGTATGCCAATAGTGATTTTAATCATCAGAATGGCCCTGTCGGTCAGGGGGGCATTCAAAAGCACCCCGGTCTGGCTGGAGCACAGCCTGCGCCCATGGGTCAATCGCCCATGGAAGAGGCCCAAGGCACGTCCAAAAGCATAGGCAAGACTGCCCTCGCCGCACAGGGGATTGGCAAAGCCGCTGGCATTGGTGCGCCCACCGGTTTAAGCGCTGCAAATATTGGAGCCTTAAATGCGGGCGGCGCAGGTCTAACGGCTGCGGGCGCTCCATTGGGTGAGGCTGGCCTTGCTGGCGCCACTGAAGCGATCACAGGCGGCTCTACGGCCCTTGGTGCTGCTGGTACAGGCGCTGGCCTTGCTGCCGGTGCTGGTGAGGCTGCTGGGCTTGGCGCTACGGCTGTTGGAACGACTGCTGCTGCCTTGGCCCCAGAAGCCGCCGGTGCAGCCCTAACAACGGCCCCTGTGGTCGCTGCTGCTGCGCCCGGCATCATGTCCACAATCGCCGCTGCAATTCCAGCATTCCTCGCCATGTTCTCTGATGAGCGCCTAAAGGAAGATATCAAGCTGGTCGGCAAGACCTATGATGGTCAGCATGTTTATAGCTATCGGATGAAGGGTGATCCTACGACCCATATGGGCCTTCTTGCCCAAGAGGTTGAACATCATCACCCAGAAGCTGTGGGTCTGGCCGGTGGTTATAAGACTGTCAATTATAAGCAAGCCACCCATGCGGCGGCAGAGCGCGGTCACTTTGCTGGTGGTGGCGTGGCTGGGCGTCAGGGGTATGAAGACGGGGGAAGCACCTATGTACCGTTCGGGCGGTCTTGGCTTGGTACATTTTTAGGGCAGAACGATGAAGAAAATAGAAAAAATAGTATGATTGAAGCGCGCAATAATGCTTTTAATAATAGGGCTTCTAAAGAAGTTGATAGACAACAGCAAAACCTTTTAACTAATTTATTTGGTGGGTACACTGCGCCGCCAACAAATCCAATTGAGGGAATCTCCCCATATGCAAGACCCGGCGGCCCTCAATATGTAGCACCTACGTCTACTGCCCCGCAGCCGTCTCAGGGTTTGAAAATCGACACTGGCACTCCTGCGCCAGCCCCCACGCCACCCGCGCAAGGCCTTGCTGCTGGTCGGCCAGCAGTGCGCCGTGCTCGACCCGCACCTACAGCGGGCGGTCTATCACCGGCACCAACAGATCCAGCGACAATATCCGCCCTTACATCCGCGCCGGTCGGTACGGATGAGACAACACCGATGGCAGATATTGCGGTCAATCCGTTTGTCGGCAAGCCGATGATGTTGAACCAATATGACAAGATCCCAACCGCACCATCCTATTTGGACACGGCCAAATCTGTCTTGTCATCTAAGGTTGGCGATATCGGCGGCAAAATTGGTGGTATGGCCAAAGAGGCCCTAACCAATCCAGACATTCTAATTCCAATCCTTTCGGGTATTGGGGCATTTGGATCCACCGGCACGACCGATCTGGGCAGCAAGCTTGCAGCCGGTATTGGCGCAGGGGCCAAGTCCTATCAGGGCATGCGTCAGTTTGAGATTGATAAGGCCAAGACTGAGGCCCAGACCTCTGGCGAACTAGCAACTGCTGGTGCGACAAGGCTACAAAGCCGCTTTGACTTTATTGACATGGCTAAGAAGGGTCTTATTCCCCATCGTCCCGGTGATGCTCCAAATGTGTTTAGGGATGGCGAAGGCAACCCTATCGACATTGGCTCTTCTGAAACAATGATCAGCAATGCCGCACTTCCGTATTCGGGAACTGCTACGGGTGCTGCCCCCTCAAATGCGCCAACACAACCATTCTATCCCGGTCAATTAGGGGCAGAAGGTGCAAGATCATCTCCGCATGCATTTGCGGTTTTTAGTGGATTACCACCAGAGCTAAAAGCACAAGAAACCGCCGCTTATTCTAATATAAAAACCGGCTCACAAGATGCCGCATCAGGGCGGCGTGATGCAAACACTTATGGCACAGCATTCCTTTCTGGTAGCGGTGGATTGCTGGCCCCCGGCGCATCAACGCCATGGCTGCGGTCCATTGTTGCACCATATAACGATGTCATGAGAAAGATACCGGGCGGTGCAGCATATCTTATTGACCCTCAAGGCGTAGCTAGCACTGATATTATTACAAAAATGCGGGGCGGCATGGGCTTTGCAAAACAAAATGCTCAAGGTGATAGAACCGTTCAGGGCCTTGAAACGGCCTTGGGCATGTCGCCCGGAACCGCAACCGACAGAACTGCCGGTGCTAGCATCTTGGCTGATACATATTTGGCAAATCAAAAAAATGATGACTTAAATCATTATGCCGATCAATATGACACACATAAGGGCACGAGCCTTGAGGGGCAGTTAAAAGTCAGCGATATGACTGCTGCATTTACTCAAGATACCGCGCAGACATATCAGCGTGAACGTGAGGCCCTTAAGCAATTTCTATTGAGCAAAGATCCACAAGGTCATTCTCAATATGAAAAAGCAGTACATATATTCAATAATGCTGCACCAGATAGCGCTGCTTATAAAACGGCTATTAAGGCCCTTGATGATGCCTATGGCCCCGGCTTCCATCGTTATTTCATAGGTAGGTAACATGGCGGGATATGGCAGCTCTGATGAAGAGCTTAACACTTTGGCGCAATCCTTAGCGTCACCATCTGGCCATAAGTTTGGCGAAGACCCAGAATTGCTTAGGATGGCTCAGTCTTTGGGTCCATCTAGTGCTGGCTCAACACCTACCATCCCAAGAAACCCAAATGCGCCTCGCCGTAATGCAGCACAAATAGCCGCTGCCGCTCCTGAAGGGCCAGCTCCAGAATGGGGTCAGGTGCCCGGCCTTGCTGCCCAGCATCTGCTGCCTGATGTCGGTGAGAATATTCGCGGCATAGGCACCGCCTTGACGCATCCCCAAGAAACCTTGGCCGCCTTAAGCGCTGTAGGGAAGGGCATGGCCTCGCAGCTTTCTGGGGCTATGGGTTTTGTGCAGGATGCTGCCAAAAAACAAAAAGAAGAAGCGACCGCCAAAACATTTGAAGCGCCATATATCAAGACATACGCGCCATTGCTTAAAGGCGACACAAGCGGTGTTCGCAGGGCCTTGGCCGAACGACCATTCTCGACCCTGACCGATATTGCTACGCCGCTTATACCGGCTGAGGGTGCTGCTAGCGTTGGCGCAAAGCTGGCCAAGGGCGCAGGTATGGCAAAGACTGCCGCCGCCTTAGAGGGCGTAGCCAAGGCCGCTAATGTCACTAGAAAGATTATTGACCCAACAGAACTGGCAATCAGGGCCGGAAAGACAATTACGGGTGCCGGTGGATCTTTGGTTCGTGCGCTGCATTCAGTTCCTTCAGGTGTTGCGCCAGTATACCTTAAAGAAGCAGCCGCTGCTGGTGCAAGCCCGTTCAGCTCTCAAGGCCGTGCATACTTAAGTCATTATTTTGGAGCGCCTGCATCTGAAGTTCAGACAGCTATGAGAAAGGCTGGCGCTGATTATAGTAGAGCATCATATCTTGGCCAGCAGGCTGATAAGCTGGCTCTTTCTGGGACAAACCCATCTTATCAACCAGTTTATGATGCTATTGCTGCCGCTAGAAAAAAAATTGATCCGGCTGGGCTGCGTCAGGCTGAAGGATTAAGTTCTGCACCAAGAAATCTTCCGTCTATGGGCCAAGGATGGAAAAATGCTCAAGGGCTGGCTGGTAGAGGTCTTGAACTGCACCCTGAAGCTCATGATGCCCTTGATCGTTTGGAAGCCTCTGTGCGGGCAACTGAAGCCGCTAGCCTACACCCAAATGCACCAGAAGAACTTAAGGGCGTTATGGGCCTAGATAGCCTACGCAATGGCGTGGGTGAAATGGCATCATCCATGCCTAATAATACCACCAAAAATGTTTTGATGGATGTTTATAAACAAGGATTTCTTCCTGCTCTAGAAGATGCTTTCCCCGGATATCAAGATTTGTCCGAAACAGCAAAAATGAAAATGTCTCACGTTAATGACATTATGAGAACCGTGGGGGCAAATCCTAACGGCAAAGCTAGCGCAACGTCTGATGTTCGCAGGGCTTTGAAAAATGTTCCAACTGAAGGCGGTAAAAACTTATTTGATGAACTTAGCGCCAAAAGCCCAAGTTTATTAGAAAAAATTACAGACAAACTAACGGGAAGAAAGCCGCGAATAGTGGTTGGCAATCCCAATTTGCCAGCAATGCTAGCGGGTCAGGCAACCCAAGACTGGGGCACTAGAAATCTTTTAAACGCATTTTTATCTAGCCCAGTAGCCGCTGCGGTTGACCCAAGCCTTGCTGTGCTGCCGTTTATAGCAAGTTCGCCCAAATTAGCCGGTGCGATCCATTACGGCGCTGGCTTGGCTGGTGGCGCCACCGGTAAGGCCGCAAGGTTGGCACGAGCCCCAATATATGGCGGGCAGGCCCTTAGCGCCGCATCCCCCATATTGCCAGAAGACAATCAAGAAACACCTGCGCCCATTCAAAAGGTCGTATCAGCCATTGAAGGGCATGAGGGTCTTGGGAAAGAAAAAAGCGGATCCACAACCGCTACTGGTCCCGGCCAGTTTGTGGACGCAACCTTCCTTGATACGTTTAAAGCAGCCCTTCCTGAAAGAGCTGCCATGATGAGCGATGATCAAATAAAGGCTTTGCACGGCACCCCAGAGGGCGACAAAATACAGCATGAGGTTTTGCTACCTTATTTGACATCAACAAACGCAGGAAAGCTTCAAGATGCTGGCATCGAACCCACGCCCGGCAACATCTATCTGGCGCACCTGCTTAATGTCGAAACGGCAAAGTCATTCCTTAATGCGCCAGATAATGCGTTGGCAGCTTCTGTTTTGCCAGCAAACTATATGAACAAGGGCAATGCAAGCTGGCTTGCCGGTAAGACCGTTGGCGAAGTCAAGGCATGGGCAAAGTCTCAAATTGAAGGCCGAATCGCTGTTCAAGATCAGGCGACATCCAATGCAGCCACAGGCGGACGCATTCAACGTGCATCTGGCGGAAGAATTGATAGCGGAAGACATGAAGCTCTTGTAAATAAGCTCATGAAAAAAGCTGAACGGGCAAAGTCAGTTTCAAACAAAGTGACCGAGCCGCTTCTGGAGGTTCCTGACAAAGCTATTGTCAAGGCTCTAGACATGGCCCAACAGGCAATCTGAGGACACCATGAGCACATTCACCTCAAATAAATATCTAGAGCTTCCGGCGAGTGGTGCATATGTCGGGACATGGGATGTGCCGGTCAACGCCGATATGACGGCGATTGATACGGCTTTGGGCGGCTCTACGGTTATCAACCCCACGGGCTTATCGGCATCAACCATCACACTGATCTACACTCAATACCGCCCGCCAAACATAGTATTTGGTACAAGCCTTACGGGCGCGGCAGTTCTATCGGCCAATCTAATTTACCAGCTTCCGGCAGGCGTTGGCGGTCAGTGGACCATGTACAACAACACCACTGGTGCATTTAGCATTACAATCTCACCAACGGGTGCTGGCACTAGCATCCAGATCGCCCAAGGCGTCCGCACCCTTGTGGTCAGCGATGGCACCAATGTCAGTTTTGCATCGACCGCAGCAACATCAGGTGCCGGTGGTAATAATACCCAGATTCAGTTCAATTCATCGGGCGCTCTGACCGGATCCGCAAACCTTACCTACAACGGCACCGCTCTGGCTTTTACCGGAAATCTGGGTGTCACCGGACCCGGCGTATTTACCGGAGCCTTATCATCTTCTAGCCTAACCGTTACCGGTATAGGGACGTTTACAGGGGCACTGACGGCCTCGGCATTTAATGGGCCTGTTGGTACTGTCACGCCGTCCACGGGGGCCTTCACGACCCTCACAAGCACCGGAGGAGCCCTTAACGGGACTATTGGTGCCACCACGCCCAGCACGGGATCATTTTCAGCCATTACGCTAGCGACAGCCCTTACTGTGGCTCAGGGCGGCACGGGCGCAACCACAGCGGCGGCGGCTTTTGCCAATATTGCTGTGGCAGCATCATCCCTAGCCACCCCCGGATATGTAAAGCTCACCAATGGCTTGATCTTGCAATGGGGGCAATATACGACCCTCACATCCGTAGATGCGTCTGCCGTAATCACATTTCCATTAGTGTTCCCGGCAGCATGCTTCACTTTTGTATGCAGCCCAGTCGTGAACACATATTCATCGACAACTGATAGCTGGCTCATTCAACAGGGCACAGCATCCACCACTAGCGCGACCGTATATGTCGCCGCATCTGCAAACGCCGCCCAATTAAAGATCAACTGGTTTGCCATAGGAAACTAACGATGAGCACCCCCATGGCACCTCAAGATCTCATGAACCTTATTGGCGGCATCGCCTTATCGGCGCTTGGCTGGTTTGCCAGAGAGATGTGGTCAGCCATGACCGCGCTTAAAACCGATCTGGCCAAGCTTCGTGAAGACATCCCAAAGACCTATGTCCCAAAGGATGATTACCGCGAAGATGTCAGGCAAATGAACGAAATGCTTGGCAAGATATTTGATAAATTAGACAAGAAGGTGGATCGATAATGGGCTTTGGTGTCAGCGACGCAATCGCGGCTGGTCTTAAAATCGTGGACAAGTTTGTCCCAGATCCCGCCGAAAAGATCAAAGCGGAAGCAGCCCTGCGTGAATCGCTCATGGCATGGGACCAACAGCAAAACACCGTCAATGCAGCCGAGGCAGCAAACTCAAGTGTATTTGTGGCTGGGTGGCGTCCTGCCATTGGCTGGGTCTGCGCCATCGCCCTGATGTATCAGTATACCCTATCGCCTATTGCAGTCTGGGTGGCTGGCATAGCCCATTACCCACTGCCCGCACCCCCATCGCTTGATAGTAGCCTCTGGGAACTGATGTTTGGCATGCTGGGCATGGGCGGTCTAAGAACCTACGAAAAGATCAAGGGCGTGGCCACTAGGTAGACCGAAACACCTTAACCTTACCGATAAACAACGGGTTCAGGACGATTGGATCGACCTTGTAATAATCCTTGGTTTCGTTGTGCTTGTAAAACTCATCAACCAAAATAAAGTCCCTGTTTGATAAGGCATCAACAAATTCTTCGAGGCTATCGACAGGGTATTCAGCAATAATCTGGTGAACACCATTGCCGCCAAAAGACGGCATATTCATCACAATTTGAAAACGCATTCTGTACTCCAAAGGAACTGGGCGGGCCGAAACCCGCCCAACCCTATTTAACCAAAATCATCATCGTCATTACTAAAGGGTGCCGAGGCCCTAGTCGAGCCCGTAGATGGCGGTGTAGCCCGCGCAGGTGCCTCAGCCTTGGCTGTAGACGGTCCGCGTGGCGATGCCACTAGATCGGCTGGACGAGCAACCCACTTTTCGATTGTAAAGACGGGCGCATAGTTTGTGGACTTCTGGCCCTTGCCCTCACTGGTGATCGGCAGGGTGTCAGACATAACGACCACAGGCAGCTTTCCGGCATTAGCCTTAGCGCCAGCCTCATAATCGTCATGGAGGCGATCAATACCGCCCAGAAACGCCTTAGCGACCGAGGCTAGTTCGCGCACATCGCCGCCGCAATCAGGCGACAGCTTAATCAACAAGCGAACGCCAGTCTTATGGTTGCTAGTTGGCGGTGGGGGAACCCGATCACCAAATGGCACCATGGAAAAGTCTGGAGCCTGACCAGCCACAAAAGA